TGTTCGCCAGTCTCCGTCATCTGCCCTTAGTATCTTCACCAGATCGTCACTCATCGTCATTCTCCGTCAGTGCATCCCAGCTTACCGGGAATAGCTCAATCATCTTACGATCAATCTGCTGTGCTACCAAGCGAGACTCATACTGTGTGTCTTCCTTAAGACGTAGACGACACATATCCGCAAAGGCATCTAACGACCCTGACCAGTACCATTCCGTCAGCATATTCTGCGGTAGGATCGACCGTGCTTGTTCAGGTGCGACACCTTCCTTAATCATACGATCATAGGTGGTCAGTGCATTACGACAGGTAGCATGGAATAGCATCTCACTATCAAGACTAATTTCCATCGGCCCCCCTGATCCTTGCTTCTTGTCAGCACTACGGCTCCGCCACTCAGGTTCATAAAGCACAGGTTCATCGTCTACGTACCGACGACTAATCTCATTCCACCGTAGGAACTTATGCTTGACCAACTGACGTGCAACAAACACTGGCGCTTTCACATGGAATGATGCAAAGGCATGACCAAAGGGACTGATGTGCTTGTGACGTGCAAGATACTTAATCAGCTTGATGTCTTTGGTCTTTAGCTTAGGTGGCCCCCACGGGTCATACTCCATCTCAGATTTCTTACCAAAGGACACTCGTGCTGCATTAACGACAGACAGGTCATTGCCCATGTGGTCTACATATGTAGCAATAATGTTTACCATCTCTTTCTCACTTTCCAGTATGCCCAACAATATAAGCAGTGGTTCTTACCCAAGATCAGGTCTATCAACCACACAATGTTAGGCTTGTTGCATTTCTTCCAGTGCCAATTCCTAGCACTAAAGGTTTGGTTGTTGTCACCACCAAGTATTACATTAAGCAATACCGACAGTGCTGTCAATACTCTAGTAAGGTACTTCACCGTTTTCATCACGGGGGTCATTGTAGTATCCTTTAGCTAGGTACTTGTTACGATAGTCTGCTACAGCCTCCATTTCCGTTAGGGGGGTCGCTGGTATCACGCCCATCTCAATCAGTTGTCGTTCAAGTGCTGGTGACATTGGTTCATCCTCATTTGTGTGGTGTGTCATTTGTATAGAATATGTGATTACCGATACGTCCGTCAAGTCGATAGTGTTTATTCCAGTAAGGCGACACAGAGACTGTATGGTAGTGTGTAGACGTGATCCCTAAGCCATCCCCACGAAGTGTAGACTTGGCTATCTGTAGGGCCTTAGAACGGCTCTCAGGGTGCTTCATCTGGTCACTCTTTCCATCGTGGGTGAACGAGAAGGCTTTAGATGCCCACACGACATCGCATATGGTATCAGGGTATCTGTCATCCACCATACGGTTGACGACCACCTGTGCTACAGCCATCTGCCCCATAGTTGATTCCCCACGGGCCTCAAAGTAGATAGCTGTAGCTAGACATAGTAATGGTGTCATGATTCTACCGTTTCATCTGCTAACTCAGAGTTACGAACAGATTTTATAACATTCTGTATTTCTTCCTTTCTTTTCTTTTGTTTTTCCTCCTCAACCTCTTCGTGGTACCTCAAGACTCTATCTACTATAGTTTTCTTTACATCCTCTGGTAAAGCAAGGGTAAATTTAATCTCCGGTTCTGCTCTATAATTTATCTGGAAATGCGCAATGATTTCGTTAGAGCTGCCATTCCATATATAGAGCGTATTATCGAAACAATCTCCATACTTCCAGTCTTTTGGTAGGGGGGTAGGCATCATCTAATTCCTTTCTATTTGTTCTAGTAATGGGAGACCAGCTTAGGTTCTCTTCCAAACCAGTGGCTTACATCGTCGTGTGGATCATCAGTCAATTTCACCACCCATAGCATAAATGTGACGACCACCAGCCTTGATAGCAATCACACGGTCCAAGCAGAAGCTCTTGTACTTAGGCTTGTCACCATCAGCACCGACAAACATAGGGATCAGGTTGTGCTTCTTGAGTACTTCTGCTGCCTTACGTCCACGTTCACCACCAGCAAGATACTTCTTGACGTTAAGGCGTCCGTTGTATGTCCGTTGCTCACCAGCTTTAGTCAAGAATTTGACAGTCATAAACTCGTTGGCGTTCTCTGCGAGTACCATGCTTACCATGCGTGTGTCTAACATTTTTTGTGTTCTCCATGTGTTAGGTTGTGTGTACTGTGTATGTGATTCGTCAGTGCCAGTCAACTAGATAATACGAAAGGGTGGCTCCATCGTTTCATCCATAAGATTGTAAACGACAAACATAGTGAAGCCTAGTATCTTACGCTCTGCATCACATTCCTCTAGTAGCCTCTTACGGGCTACCTCAGCTTCTTCGAGGGTGTAACGTACACCACGATCTAGTTTAACGACACCATGGGTCTTGTGTAGTCCTGCGAGGATGTATGTACTATTTTCCATTGTAGGGGTATCCTTTGAAGTAGGGGAGACGGGAGATTTCGTAGGTGTATTTGACGGTGCGATGCAGAGGTTCACACGCTCTCTGGTAACTCAAGGCACTTTCCTCTGTGTCGAACAAACCTAAGTTGTGAACAAGGTCTATTCCCTTGAGGCTGCGTGTTAGAAGGTACATGTCAGGCTCCTGTTTCACTGCGTAGCTGTGCTACTATTATTTCCATTGGGGGCTACCTTAGCCTTAAACTCTTCATAGAAGATTCGGGATACTGCGTCAATGCTTTCGTCAAGCTCATCAAACTCACCTTTGAGGTCGAGCATGTAGTATGCCGCAAGACCATTCATAAAGTCTGACTTATCGTCGATGTTATGGCCTTTCTCTGCCAGTGCGACGGCATAGATGTTACCAAGCTCTTTGAGCATTTGTAGTTGATCGTTTGTCATTATCCCTCTTCCCTCGTGTGTATCTCAACAATCTTCATCGTCATACCTATGTGGCTGCGAGCGAGTTTTTCTGCCATACGTGCTGCGCCCGTGTGCGTAGGATACACGCAAGAGATTGTCTCATACGTTTGCCACATAGCCTTGCGCCTGTTCCATGTTACAGGGGGGCGGAAGTCATGCTCTTTCGTTGTGATAATGTAACGCATCAGGGGGGTCTCCTTAAAACTTAGGTTGGTCAATGTAGGCTTTAGCAGCCTCGACAGTGTTGAAGGTCTCACGGTAGATGTGACCAAGGTATACGTCATAAACTGTACGAGTGTCAAACTCAATGCTGCGGATTTTGTATCCGTTGTAGGTAAAATTCTGTGGGTTAATCAAGAAGCCCATTTCATCTCGTGCTGACATTGTCATTCTCCTTATTTCGAGGTCAAATCTTGACCGATTTTCCACTGCGGGGTTAATTTAGAATCACCCTACTAATTTCCACTGCGGGGGTCAATCTCTAATTTCCACTGCGGGGGGTCTTAATTTCCACTGGGGGGTGTTCCTTATTTCCACTGGGGGGGTCAACCGATGTGTTATGTTATAACATCACAATGTTCCCGATTCGTTCCGCTTTTGCGTCAAAAGATAGTGTCAATAGTATCTTTCGATACGAATCGGTATCTTTCGATAGCGTGAGGTATCTTTCGATAGGTCAATAGTATCTTTCGATAAATTGAGTGTCTTTCGATTTTACGCAACGTAACGCTTGACGAATCGTTCAGAATATTGCAGACGAATCGCTAAAATCAAAAGATAGCGTCAAGTGTGCAAAAGATAGAATCTTGTATCTTTCGATAGCGACAAATATCTTTCGATAGTCATGGTTGACTCCCTTGTGAATCTATTGCAGCGCCGACCGATTCGGCTTTGCTTGTGATTCGACCCTACGAAAATCGAGTCTCTGTACGTCAAGAGTAAAATTGCGTTTTAACGACAAATAGAACAAATTAGAACAAGACGGGAACAAGTGCGGAACCTGATTTTTCATGACCTAAACCCTACCAAAACAAGAGTCGGCCTTGTACGGGCCGTTTTGAGGGGTCTACGGCGATTTAAGGTTTTTTGCGTTTTGTGCTTGTGTGGATTCCCTATTATTGATATTGATTCCCTATCGGCCCCGCTTGGGGCGCTAACATAGGAAAAGACAAAATGACCAAATATAAATACGCCGCACCCGTTATAACGACAAAATCGGACGTAAAAGCAATGGTTGCAGCATTGGAAAAAATGCCCAAGGCGGATGTAAATTGGTCCCAAACGGGTGTTGTAGTTAAAGCGCCAAACGGCAAAGAGGTTCTGCGAGCAATGGTTGGCCGTGACGGTTCTTATCTTGTTCGCCATTTAGAGGATTTGTTCCAATGAAAATCGGCCTATTCAGCAAAATCACACTGTTCGCATACTTCGGGATTTTCTGCTTTTACGCTGGAAAATTCACGTATCTTGACGGTGACGGGTACGGGGTTTTTATCCCGCACGTTGGCGGATATCACGTCTCAACACTTAAGGAGTCAAACTAATGCTTATCAAATCTCTTGCAAATATCGCTAACGATTCAAACGCCTTGCGTGATCACTACAATTCGCAATTCTGGAAAACCGTCCGCAAACAAGCGGAGTCAAAACTTGCCAATGCGACCCGCACGGACGGGACTCTGATTTGGGATAAATTGCCAAATATTTTTAGCACGAGTCCCAAACTCGAAAAGAATCCCGACGGCCAAGAATATTTAGCCAATGCTTTTTACGGTGCACCATCATTTGCGAGTCTTTTCAACACTTGCGCACGTGCAACGTTTGGTTGCGGCACTAATTGCCTAAACGAGTCGGGCCACGGGCAATTACATATGGTGAATAAAGGCGTCCATTCGGTGCACGTTGCACGCATGACTCGCACGTTAATTTGGTTTAAATACCGTGATCAATTCAAAGTAAAAGCTCAACGTGAAATTAGGGCGCTTAAACGTAAAGCGGATCGTATCGGCGTACCGTTGGCAATTCGTCCAAACGGAACAACGGATTTGCGGTTTGAGAAACTGTGGCCAGAATTATTTGCCGACAATGCGGACGTGCAATTTTGGGACTATACAAAAGATATGTCCCGCAACGTGGATACAATCCCGAATTATTCACTGTGCTACTCTGTGCACGAAAATACAACGGACGCCGATATCGAAAAGGCGTTTGCTAACGGTATGAATTGCGTGGTCGTTGGACGCCTTAAGCGGACGGACGCTAAGCCCGCAACGTACCTAGGTCGACCCGTTGTCGACGGTGATAAGCATGATTTGCGGTTCCTAGACCCAAAAGGCGCCTTTGTTATGCTATTTGCAAAAGGTAACGCCTACGGTGACACAACGGGATTTGTGCGTGATGTAGCAGAGCTGGAGTCGGTATGATGAATATGACGTTTGCGCAATTCTTAAGAATACAAACTGCAGCGGGTGGCGTGGGTGCAAGCCAAGTGCAATTCATTAGAGCGGCGCATGGCGTCTTAAGTAAGCTAGGCAAGAGTCCAGAGTATAGGACTCAACGTCACGCATGGCTAAGGCAAGGACTCTATTGGCACGAGCGATTCTAAGGCGCTCTAAGGCGGGGACTCTAGTGGCTAGGCTAGGGCAACCGCCTAAGTGTTCTAATGGGCTTGTAAGGCGCTTATATCGAGTGTGACGAAAGTAGTTTAACGGTTGAACCATAATAGTTTAACGGTTAAATTATATTTGTTATGTCGTGGAATAGCGCCAGTTTAAGACAAGCGAATCAAGTGTGGTGGGCAGGCGCAGCTAGCTTCCTCGTCAAGAATTTTCTTTTGTTTTGCCTCAGTTTTATTACAAGTGTTGCACAAATGTCACATAATCTAACGGTTCGATCACGTTTTGTTACAGTTTGACATTAGCTATTGACATTTGGGGCCCCCCAGATTATACGCAGGTGATTCGGTGTGGGTGGGTATCCACCTATGAATCCAAAACAAGAATTTACTTTCGCCCCACCATGTCAGAACGTGTCTTACCCACCAATGTGTTGTACAAATGTCACACACGCTAGAAATAACGACAATCAGGACAAACTTTCTTTACTTAGTTTTCAATAGGTTGTACGATTCTTAGAAAAAAGTTGCATTTTCTCTGCATAAGATTCGGAAAAATGTTCCTATAGTATAATGAGAGAGGTTGCTACTTAAGTTTTAACTTACGTTATTTCCACTAAGTAGTATAACTAGTAGAGTATGAGACTTACGTTATAACTTAAGTTACACTCCTAGTTGTTGTATCTCTAAGTACTTCCTACAAGTAACCAAGACGTATGCTTCCAAACTTAAGTTAAGGGTAAATGGTCTTGCTGAAAACTTGATGGGATAGAATCTGCGCTACCCACACAAGTATTATCCTTATTTGTCGTTATAAAGCCCGTAGGGCGAGGAACTGTCGTATCATGGCTGACCCACTTCCATATTGCAAGCATGTAGAAAAGCACATCTTGACTTGTATCCAAGGTGGTATCTCCATTCGTCAGATGCTGTCGTCTATGCAGCACTTAGCTAATGCTCCCCGTTCTTTGTCCACCATGTATAAAATCTATGGGTCGTTCATGGAGATGGAACGAGCGAAGATCAATGGTGCTGTCGGTAAGAAGGTCATTGACCAAGCTCTAGAGGGAGACTTCAAATCCCAAGAGTTGTTCCTTCGTTCTAAAGGTGGTTGGTCGCCTACACAGACTAACATTGAAGTTGAACAAGATACTGACCCTGACCTTGACGAGAGTGCAGCCGATACCCTACTAGGACTGCTAGGAATGAACCCGAATGACCCACCCGAAGAGAAAGATAACGGCTGACACCTTACGTGATCTGCCACCAGCTAAAGTAAAAGAACTGTTTGATGCTCTAGGACCACAGAAGGTAGAGGAGCTTAAGCATGACTGGAACTTCTGGGCTAGGGACAACCAGCTAGAGCCTGACTCTAAAGACTGGAACACATGGTTCATCAATGCTGGTCGTGGATTTGGTAAAACTAGGTCAGGTGTTGAGTGGGTACGAGAGAATGTCAAGCGTGGTGTCAAGCGTATTGCTGCTGTCGCTTCTACCAACTCAGATATTGAACGGGTTATGGTCAAGGGTGAATCTGGTTTCCTCTCTGTTTGCTGGAAGGGTGATAAGACTTACGCTGGTAAGAAGATGGGGTTCCCTGAGTGGTCGCCCACTAAACGTACACTCACATGGGAGAATGGAGCGCAAGTACAGTTCTTCTCCGCTGAGGAACCTGAACGTCTCCGTGGTCCACAGTTTGAATTAGCTTGGTGTGATGAGACTGCTGCATGGAACAAGGATGTAGACACTTGGGCTATGTTGCAGTTCTGTATGCGTCTGGGGAAGCACCCACGTATTATGGTTACGACCACACCTAAGCCTACCAAGCTCATTCGTCAGATACTTAAAGACCCTAAGACTGTCGTAACGACAGGTACTACATTTGATAATGCTGCTAACCTTGCAGGTACATACCTTACTGCTGTTAAGGAACAATACGAAGGTACTAGACTAGGTAGGCAAGAACTTTATGCTGAGGTACTAGAGGAAGCGCAAGGCGCACTTTGGACTACAGCTATGTTGGATGAAGCCGCTGTTAAGCATGAGGCTGTCCCTGATCTTTCCCGTATTGTCGTTGCACTTGACCCTGCTGTTACCTCTAATGCTGAGAGTGACATGACAGGGATTGTTGTCGCTGGTATTGATGTGAACGGAGTAGCCTACGTCTTAGGTGATTACACTGACAGGTTGTCACCACAGGGTTGGGCATCTAAGGCTATTGAGCTTTACCACCAGTACCAAGCTGACCGTATTGTCGCTGAGGTAAACCAAGGTGGTGACATGGTTAAGACAACCATTCATGGTGAAGATGAGACAGTCCCCTATAAGGCTGTACGAGCTTCTCGTGGTAAGTTTGCTCGTGCTGAACCTATCTCAGCTTTATACGAACGTAACCTAGTTAAGCATGTGTCTAATCCCCCTGATGGGGCAACACTAAACGAATTAGAAACCCAAATGAGAACGTGGGAGCCACTAGGGTCGATTGGTTCCCCAGATAGACTTGATGCCCTTGTATGGGCTATTACAGACCTCTCACTCAACGGATACAGTAAACCCAAACTGACCCTCGCTTACTCAAGTGCTAAGGGACTTTCACGCTAATCATAGAAGCGATAAGACAATGGCTAAGAAACTCTCAGAAGCACAAGCTAAGACTACACTAGGCGTAGCTGGTGATAACACATACAACGGTCAAATCCGTGCTGATGAGTTCCTGCCTGAGCTTCGTGGCAAGAAGGCCATTCGTAAGTATCGTGAGATGCGTGACAACGATAGTACCATTGGTGCTGTCATGTATGCTGTTGAGCAAATCCTTCGGGATGTAACCTTGCACGTTAAGGAAGCTAACGATAGCCCTTCTGCTAAGGTAGAGAAAGAGTTTGTCGAGAGTATCTTCGATGATATGGAACATTCTCTTGATGACCACATTGCTGAGGCTATCTCTAACTTGTCGTATGGCTTTAGCTGGAACGAGGTTATCTACAAGCGTCGTGTTGGCCCTACTGAACGATCCCCTAAGAAACACTCTAAGTACACTGATGGTCGTATTGGTGTCCGTAAGATTGCTTCTCGTGCGCCTTGGACTATCAGCAAGTTTGATGTTGACCAGAAGACTGGTGAGGTCTTGGGTGTTGAGCAAGAAGTAGGCTTCATGGGTGGTAAGAACTACATCCCTACGAACAAGTCTTTGTACTACCGCACTACCAGCCTTAATGGTGACCCATCTGGTCGTTCTATCCTACGTAATGCTTATACGTCTTACGAATACCTGAACAACCTCCAATCTATTGAGGCTATCGCTGTTGAACGTGAACTCGCAGGTATTCCTGTTGCTCGTATTCCTGCTGAGTACCTATCCAACGATGCTTCCTCAGCACAAGCTGGGTTCGTTGCTAACTTGCAACAGATACTTCGTGACGTTAAGTTCAACGAACAAGGTTACATTGTCCTGCCTTCCGATACCTACCCCGATAAGGACGGAGCGCCTACCAACCAAAAGCTAGTTGACATTGAATTGATGTCGTCCAGCGGTAGTCGTAACATTAACATTGACCCTATTGTCCGTCGGTATCAACACGACATTGCTCGTTCTATGTTATCTGAGTTTCTTCTGCTTGGATCGCAGGGTGGTTCCTACGCCCTCTCTAAGTCGAAGACAGACCTGTTCCTCCGTGCGCTTGAGAGTTACATCCAAGCAATCGTGGACGTACTCAACAAACAACTTGTTGAACGTCTCTGGCAGTTGAACGGTCTGAACTATGACGACATGCCAACCATTGTTGCTGGTGATGTAGCTCCACACGATCTTCGTGAGATTGCTTCGTTCCTGCGTAACCTTAATGGTGCGAACATTAACGTCAGTGACCACCCAGAGGTTATCCAAGACCTTATGGATATTGCTGAGTTAAACTACGACCCTGACGTTGCTGTACAGACTACTACGGACAATGAGGAGCAAGAGTAATGGCAACTCTATCCAATGCAGTCTTTGACGATGGTCTCTCAACACTGACGACGAATGGCACCCGCATTGACATCTGCTCTACGGAACCAACAACCTACGCTGAGGCAACCTCTACCTACACTTTGGGTAACGAGACGATTAGCGTAGGTTCCCCTGCGGACCGTACTGGTGGTGGTCGTGAGGTAACTGTAGGTGCTGTTTCTGATGCTACCGTCACAGGTTCTGGTACAGCTTCCTTCTACGCCATTACTAACGGAACAGACACTCTTTACGTTACTGGTGATTTGACTACGGCCCAAGTTGTAGCAGCAGGTAACGCATTTTCACTGGGGTCATTTACTATTGGTATCCCCGACCCAGCATAAGGGGTTAGGGCTATGTCTAGCAGAATACTTCAACAAGACAGTAGCTTACTTCTAACACAAGCTAATGAACCACTCATCAATGACAACTTCATTGCTACTGACAGTATTTCTACTGGTTCTCCTGCGGTAAGTTCTACCAGCCTAAGTCAAGACCATAGCTTACAGGCGGACAGCGTAAGCTCTGTAGCACCTCTTGTCCCTACCCTTACGTTAGTCGAGACTGAGAACTTTGCAGCTACCTCTGTAGAGACTGGTGTTCCAGAGGTAGATGACACTTCACTAGCGCAAGTCTATAATCTTTCGCCAACAGGTGTTCTTGCACGTACTCCTGTCGTTGATAGTGCTAACGACCCCAATGCAATTATTGTAAAAGAGATTGAGGAAATACAAGAGATGTTTGGAGGTTGGCCCCGCAGAGCTTATGAAGTCCCTGATGGTAGACTTGTACAAGCTGAACGTGAGATAGAGAGAACCTTTGGTGACAAAGTATCTATTGATAAAAAGGCCAAGTCCCTTATCAAGTTTGGTAAGTCTGCTGAGTTATCTACAAATGGTCTTGCTACAATTTGGACGGTAGGTGGTCACGAGACTTATGTAGATGATAACTTAATTACTCACATCTCGTCCTCCTCTGCTGCTGATGTTTATGAAGTCATCCTTGAGTGTCACACAGTAGAAGGCACTGGAGTAGATCAGAAGTTTACCTTCCTTACACAGACAGTCACCCTCCAAGGTCAAACTAAGGTTGCTCTACCAACTCCTGTAGCTAGGGTTTCTGAGGTCACTAACAACAATAGTACCGAATTAGTTGGTCGTGTTGTAGTCTACGAGGATGTCGCTGTAACTAACGGTATCCCTAACGACGAGTCAAAGATACACATCGACATTGAAGCAGGTATGCAGAACTCGTTCAAGGCTGCTACAACCTTTAGTGACAGTGATTACTACGTTCTTACTGGTGGCTTTGGTTCTGTTAGCTCAAAGCAAACGGGTGCTGCCGATTTCTTTCTTGAGGTTAGGTCTGCTGGTAAGGTCTTTGTTCAACGTGCAGCCGTAAGTGCTTCGTCTGGTGGTCCGTGGAACATTGAACTCGACCCTGCTGTAATCATCCCTAAGAACTCAGATGTTCGCATTACCGTAGAGACCGACACTAATAACACTGTGGTCTTCGGTGTGTTCAAAGGATACTTAGCTGGGATCACTGGTTGATGTTAGCTCTAAACAAAATTCAAGGTGATCTATAATGTCAAAGACTGGCCTCAAGAATAAAATGGAAGCCCACAACAAGAAGTCTAAGCATAAGGTTACTATGCGGATGCTTCAAGCGGTATATGATCGTGGTGTTGGTGCTTACAAGACTAACCCACAGAGTGTTCGCCCTAACGTGAAGTCTCCTGAGCAATGGGCTATGGCTCGTGTCAACAGCTTCCTTAAGATCGTCACAGGGTCTAAGAAGGCTAACCACGACAAAGACCTGTTACCTGCGTCTCACCCCTCGTCAACTAAGAAGTCTGTCGCCAAGGCCCGTTATGCCAACGACATCTTTACTACACACATGGAAGCAGTGTCCCGTAGTATGGACATGGGACTTGGTGGTGCTACTCACGTACACGAGTATGATGGTCAAGCGGTGTATATGCCCGGAGAGACCCATCAGGCGTACCTAGCGTCCTATGATGAGGGTGAGGCCACTGAAGAGCAAGATGACCCCTCAGTGGACCGCATAGAGGCTCTCAGGGCTATTGTACAAGAGGTAATGAAGGAAGACTTCGCTAAAGCTGAATACCAAGGTGAGAAAGTCACTCTGAACAAGCCTCGTCGTATCCAAGGTGGCAACAAGAAGTTTGAAGTGTTTGTCATGGACGGTGACAAGGTTAAGCGAGTTACCTTTGGTGACCCTAACATGGAAATCCGTCGTGATGACCCAAAGGCTCGTGCTAACTTCCGCTCTCGTCATTCGTGCGACACTAAGAAAGATAAAACAACGGCTGGTTATTGGTCATGCCGTATGTGGGAAGCAGACACATCGGTGGGTGACATGACAAAAGATATTGAAGGTAAAATCCTCAAGACCGACGAAGAACAACGTATGGTCTATGGCTGGGCCTCAGTGGTAACCGAAAAGGGTGAAGCTGTAGTAGACCGCCAAGGGGATGTTATCGAAGCTGGCACTCTGGTGAAAGCTGTTAATGAATTTATGGAGCATGTGCGGGTCGGCAAGGCTATGCACGTAGGGGATCAAGTTGGTGTCGTTGTACACTCGCTCCCTGTCACTAAGGAAATTGGTGAAGCTCTTGGTATCCAGTCTGACCGTGAAGGATGGGTTGTCGCTTACAAAGTATTCGATGATGACATCTGGGCTATGGTGAAGTCTGGTGAACTTGCGGCCTTCTCTATTGGTGGTCGTGCTATGAAAGAGGAGATTTAACCTTGCCTAACCTCCTGAAAAACTTGCACCTTGAAGAACTGTCCCTAGTGGATCGTCCTGCCAATGCACAGGCAATGGTAAGTCTCTTTAAGCGTGACACTTCCCAAGAGGAAATTACAAAAATGACTGATGAAATGGAAGCCAAAGTAAAGGCGTACATGGAAGAGAAAGCGTGTGGTCGTGAAGATGCTATGAAAGCTCTTGGCTACGACATGGAGAAAGCTGCTGACGAAGTGACAGAAGAAATTGTTGCTGACGAAGTAGACAAAGCTGATGAAGCTACTGCTGAAGAGATCGACCTTGACACACTCAAGGCTGACATTGAGACACTGAAAGCTGAGAATGAAGTTCTCCGCAAGGGTCTTATCGACAACGGTTTCGTAATCAAAGCGGATGCTATCGAAAAGAAAGCTGAAGTTGAGATGCTGGAAGTCGAAGGCGAGATGGTCGCTAAGTCTGACATTCCTGCGCCAGTCCTTAAAGCTCTGGAAGCTGCTGCTGTAGAGAAAGCTGACGTTGAACTGACAAAACGTGCTGGTGAAGCTCTGCCACACTTTGATCTTACTGTCGCTAAATCTTTGGTCGCAAAGTTCGCAGACGACGAAAAAACTATGGAAGCTCTGAAAGCCGCTGATGCAGCATTTGAAGCCTCTATGCAAGAATTTGGTAAGTCCGATGTAGACGGTGAGTTCGCTACCTCTGCCGACAAACTAGATGTTCTCGTGAAGTCCTACATGGACGACAACCAACTTAAAAAGAGTGAGTATGCCAAGGCTTATGCTGTTGTAGCTAAGACCGACGAAGGCAAAGCTCTTATCAACAAATCCTATAAAGGGGAATAATCATGGCCGTCATGCAATCTCGTGATAACCGCACATTCATTGCTGGGGAAGACCTGTCCGCAGCACAATTCAAATTCGTAACTCTTGAGTCGGACGGTCAAGTTGACCTTGCAGACTCTGCTGGTGAAAACGCTATCGGTGTTTGCATCGTAGGTGGCGCTTCTGGTGCTGCTGTCACAGTGACAATCTCTGGTTCCGTTATGGTAGAAGCTGGTGGCACTATTGCTGCTGGTGCTGCTGTACAGACTGGTGCTGATGGCACAGCTTTGGCTGCTGCTTCTGGTGATGTTGTAATGGGCTATGCCCGTGAAGCTGGTGTGGACGGTCAGATCATTGAGATCGAACTGATCCAAGGCGGCAACGTAGTAGCCTAACCTAGCATATAAAGGAATAATATAATGCCTCTTTTGACTCCCTCCGCAGTGCATATTGACCAGCCGTTGTCTAACCTGACGCTGGCCTATGTACAAGAACAAACCAACTTCATCGCTGACAAAGTGTTCCCAACTGTGGGTGTACAGCGTCAGTCGGACAAGTACTACATCTACGACCGTGCGGACATGAACCGTGCTGGTGACGTTAAGAAACTTGCTCCACGCACCGAAGTAAACCGCATCGGTATGGCTATCTCCAACGACAGCTACTTCGCTGACGTATTTGGCTTGGGCATGGACTTCGACGAGCAGACGCTTGCTAACGAAGATGCAATGCTGGAAATCCGTGCTGCTGGCGCACAGACCATCGTCAACCGTTTGATGATCCACCGTGAAGAACAGTTCGCTTCGACATTCTTCGCTGCTGACATCTGGGGTACAGATTACGACGGTGTTGCAAACGCTGACAACAACTTGGCTTCGGAAGTTACACAGTGGTCGGACTACACAAACTCGACACCTTTGACTGACGTTACAACTGCACGTCGTACCATGCAACTCAAGTCGGGTGGCTTCAAGCCAAACACAATGGTTGTTGGTAAAGAAGTTCGTGACATCTTGGTCAACCACCCAGACGTGCTTGCACGCTTGAACGGTGGCGCAACTGTAACAAACACAGCTTTGATTACAGACGCTAAACTGGCTGAAATCTTTGAGGTAGAAAACTTCTACGTCATGGAAGCTGTCAAGAACGGTGCTGTCGAAGGTGCTGCGGAAGCTAACGAATTTATCGGTGGTAAGTTCGCTCTGCTGGTACACACGCCTCGTGCGGCTGGTCTGATGACCCCTGCTGCTGGTATGACATTCGCTTGGAACAACATTCCCGGCGTGAACAACTTGGGTGTTACTGTCGAGAGCTTCTCCGACGATGCACTCAAGCGTCAACAAGTTGCAGAACACATTCAGGTTAAAATGTCCTACGACATGAAGATCGTTGGTGCTGACTTGGGTGTCTTCTTTAACACCATTGTAGCCTAAAGCTACCTTATACTAACGGGGAACCCTGAGCTTAGTCTTGGGGTTCCACCCAACTATAAAAGAACATAACAGTATTCATACATAATGGAGTAGTCCTATGCACCCAACTTACTTGGGATGGCAGGTCGATTGGCCTGTGTTTATTAAGATGCCCGTATCTGCAAACGGGAAGAATTGGAAACGTGGTGAACACTTTAACTGGTTAGAGCAAGGTATACCTCAAGATAAGGTAGCTATCCTTTACGCCTCTGGTTATCTACACCACAACTCAGAACTAGAAGTACAAGCCAAGGTCGGAGATCGGTTGTCAGAACTATCTGGTAAGCAACTTGACACACTTGTAAACCTTCTGAACACAGAGGTCAAAGCTAGGACTTCTAGTACGTCTGAGTATAATGTTAAGAAATGCAAGAAGTCCAAGATTGACGACAAACAACGTGGTCTTATTCGTCGGTTCCTAAACAACAGCCGCTGGATTACAGAAGACTTCTACCGCATACGAGATAATATCTTAAACGAATAATACAGTGAGGCGACCTTATGGCTTGGTCCTACGATCCATCTGATTTAGATACAACCACGGCTTCTGGTCGTCTCAACACTGTTCGTCTGCTGGTTGGTGATACCGATACTCAAGACCAACAGGTGCAGAACGAAGAGATTACTTTTGGTCTGTCGCAGAACTCTGACGACATTTACTATGCTGCTGGGTGGATTGCACGTACCATTTCATCTCAGTATGCACGTAAGGTCAACACTTCCCTTGATGGCGCACTTAAGGCTGACTACTCTGACCTTATGAAGCACTATTCGTCTCTGGCAGATAGCCTAGAGTACCAAGGTAAAACCACAGGTGCATCCGTAGGTGTCCTAGCTGGTGGCCTCACTAAGTCCCGTGTAGAGGCTGTACGAGCCAACACTAACCGTATCGAAGGTTCCTTCCGTCGAGACCGCTTTAAGAACCCTCCTAGTTACCAAACACCTGAGTATGAATAAGGAGTAGATCATGTCTTTTCGCTCCTTTGACCTACTTAACCTTGTGAGAGACTTTGGTGAGGAACTTACCCTACGCAAGACAACAACTGCGGGTTCTTACAACCCTGCTACGGGTGAAGTGGATGGTTCATCTACTACAGACTATGTTACCACAGGTTATTTCTATAACTACGACACTGGCATCTCAGGCAACTTTGATAGTATTGTTAGGGGTGTCCGTAAGTGTGTTATCCCTGCACTTGGCTTTGCGGTAGAGCCTGAGACTGACGATACGATCATCGGTAATGGCGATAACGTACAAGTCATTTCTGTCGTAACTATCTTCTCTAATGGAACCCCTGTCTGTTACCTATGTGACGTGAGGGAGTGACATGAAGGCAACACTCAAGGTTAATGCTTCTTACAAGAACAAGATGCAACAGATCGAACAGCTTGCAGAAGATGCAGTTAAAGACAGGCTTGTAGACATAGCACAGACTGCTGTAAGGCACTCCCCTGTTGACACTGGTGCTTATGTAACATCCTTCTCTTATTCTGTCGGGGCTGGTCGTCCAAGAGGTAAGTCCTCAGCGAACAAGCCAAGGAACCAGAACCCTAACAGTAAACGGGACGAGGGTTTAGCTAACCTAATGTCAGACATTACAAAGTTAGGTGAGCTAAAGGGTACTACCAGAATTACCTTGAGAAATGCATCCCCTCATGCAGAGGCAGTAGAAACCAAGCACGGCTACAGTGTATTCGCAAAGTTAAGGAACCTCTATGGCTAGTATCTATAACGACATTAGGGCTGCACTTGAGAGCCACCTTGCCAGTGTGTCAGGTCTCCCCTCAGTAGCCTATGAGAACGTCTCATTTGACCCTACGACTGGCACTAGCTACTTGAAGGTTCTGTATATCCCTACTGAACGTAGACCTGCTGTACGGGGCTTAAATCCACAACAACGGTATCAGGGTGTGTTCTCTGTTATCTCTTACACACCAGAAGGCAAAGGCCCGAAGGAAGCTGATGACTATGCTAACTTTATCATAGAGGCATTTGAAGCTACCACAGACATCTCCTTTACCAACTCTGATGCTGAAACTATTAACGTGTCCATTGACTATGCTGAACGTCAGCAAGGTTTCTTGGATAGTCCTTGGTACTACGTCCGTGTTGACATCGGCTGGTACATTTACAAATAACTTCCCCTAGGAGAAACAATATGGCCAAAGCACAAGGCTCACGCTCCAGCTTGTCGTTCATCGTAGAATCTACGTTCGGTACAACACCTGCTGGTAACTTTACTAACCTTCCTTTCAGCACACACTCTTTAAACCTCACCAAAGAACGTGTTGCTGGTAACGACATCCAAGCTGACCGTATGCCTCGTGTAGACCGTCATGGTAACCGTCAAGCTGGTGGCGACATTGTAGTTGACCTACGTGATGCTGACTATGACGCTTTCCTTGAGTCGGCTATGCTGAACACTTGGGCAACTAATGTACTTAAGGTTGGTACTACACCTAAGTTCTTCTCTATCGAAGATTACGCTGCTGACATCGACCAAGCTCGTGTGTTCACAGGTATGTCAGTTTCCTCTATGGCTATCTCTCTTGCCCCTAACCAGATGGTAACAACTACCTTTGGTATGGTCGGTAAAGATATGACTATCTCTGCCACAGAGAAGACACAAGATGCTGCTTCTGGTGCTGCACCATTCGACAGCTACTCAGGTGACATTGGTATCGGTAACGTGGGTGGTGCTTCTTCTGTCGCTATCGTGACAGGCTTGGACTTCACGCTGACTAACTCCTTTGCCCCTACATTCGTGATTGGTGACGACAGTGCGCCTTCCTTGGAGTATGGTCGTGCAGAAGTCGAAGGTACTCTGACAGCTTACTTTGAAGATGCAGCTTTGATTAACCGCTTCTTGAATGAGACTGAGACTGAGATTGAAGTATCTGTAGACGATCCTACAGGTGCTAACGCTTACACATTCCTCTTCCCTAAAGTCAAGATTAACTCTGCTGACGTTGGTGTAGACGGCCCTAACAGCCGTATCATCAATATGTCTTTTGTCGCTCTCTATGATACGACAGAGGCTACTAACTTGAAGATTACACGCCCAGCATAACGTAATACCTAGCTAGGTACGTGGGGTGGGCTTGACTTAATGAGTCGGGTCGTTATACTGAGTTCACCCCACACTTAACAACGAGGCTTTACATGAAATACTGCTCTGGCTGCGAAAGAACAAAACCCCCGACGGATTTTCACAAGAAGGGCGAAGGGTACCACACCCAATGTAAATTGTGCAGAAACTCAAAAAACCGATCTTGGTACGAAAGCTCTAACTATAAGAGGGTAAAATGCCCTAATCCCAGAGAGGTTATCGGCAACAGGCGGTTTTGGAAAGCATCTTACAAAAAGAGCGTGAGGCAAGCTACCCCAGACTGGGTAAGGTCTCATTACAAGAGTGAGATGGAATACGTATACGCCTTAAGGGATGAAGCATCAATGTCAGGCGACGAGTATCATGTTGACCATATTGTGCCTATCAGCCACCCTGAAATCTGCGGACTGCATGTACCTTGGAACCTCCAAGTTCTACCTGCGGATTTTAACATAGCGAAGAGTAACAAATGGAACCCTTCCGACACTATAACCCGAATACCCGACACTAACCCCGATAAAGGAACCCGACAATGGATTTGATGAACCTCAAACCTACTAGCGACACAGTAGAAGTAACACTGAAACACCCTAACACTGGTGCTACACTAAAGAATGATGATAAGACGCCAATGACTATTACAGTCTACGCAAGTCATTCTAAAGAGCACAAAGAAGTGTTGCATGAGCAGACGAACAAACGTCTTAAGGCTATGCAGAGTGGTAAGAAGCAAGACTTTACAGCGCAAGACATCGAAGAAGCTACCCTTACGTTGCTATCTAAGATCACAGCCTCTTGGAATATTACTTATGGTGGTGAGAACCCCAAACTGTCTGTGGCTAAGGCTAGAGAGATTTACGACGAAGTGTTTTGGATTAAGGCTCAGGTTGAGGAGGCTCTCGCTGAATCTCTGGATTTTACCAAAGCCTAACTTCTCAGTTGTGTGATTGGGCTGAACATCAGTTTAAGCTCAATAAACCTGACAAGGATGGCATTACAGAACGTGAACACTTAGAACAAGTAGAAAGGCAGATTGGACGTAGACCAGAAGCATTGGAACCCCCGACAGTATTTCCTCAGCTTATGTCTCATGTCTGGTCTGCCTTTATTACGTTGAGCAACAGTAGAACTCAAGGCTTTTCTGGCCCTAACCCGATAACTTATGAACAAATTAAATCATGGAAGGAACTGACTGAGACACCTATTGCTCCTTGGGAAGTGGAAGCAATTAAAAGTCTTGATACAGTTTATATGGGGATAGCGAATGGCTGACGACATTAAGTTTGTAATTGGGGTTGACGACCGTGATCTAATCAAGGCACAGAAGGAACAAGTCAAGTTCCAACGTAACCTTGTTACTATTGAGAAAGCCTTTCGTAAGGGTGACATCACGGCAGGTCGTTACAACGCAGAGTTAGCCAAGCAGACTAAGCAACTACAAGCACTTGGCGGAAGCTACCGTAAGGCTAGTTCAGAAGTTCGTAGCTATGCCTATGCACTGCGACAAGCTGATGATGCGACATTAGCTCAGTCAGAAGCTATGGCTTTCGCTGGTAAGCGTGTAAACCGCTTGGGCGTAAACCTACAGCAAGCAGGTTATCAGATCGGTGACTTTGCGGTACAGGTACAAGGCGGTACTAACGTCATGGTTGCCCTTGGTCAACAGGGTGCGCAGCTTGCTGGTATCTTTGGTCCTGCGGGTGCTATCGCTGGTGCTGGTCTTGCCATTGCAACTGCTTTCCTTGCCCCACTGTTAAAGGCTAAAGATTCAGTTAAGGAGCTAGAAGACCAAACAATTAAGTCTATAGAGAATGTAGATAAAAAACTAAAGTCTTCTAGGTTGGGTGTTTCTGAGGAAGAACTCTCTTTCATAGACAAGCTAACTGTGGCGCAAGACAAGTATACTGCTGCCTTAGAAAACTTTAATTCAGAGAGAGCTTTCTTAGCTGGCGGAGACTTTAGCGCAAAAGAAATAGAAGAGCTACTTCTGTCTGACCAACAAGCTATGGAACAAGCTAGGTTAGAAGCCTCTGCTGCATCTGCGGAGTATGAAAGATTTAAGGCTTCAAGGACTGCGCTTTTGGCGGGTGTAAGCCTGTCCGCTTTTGGGGACGAGGGTGATCCAGCTTATAGCCCAGAGGGTCTTGCAAGAGCAAAGGCTTTTCAAGAACTTGTAGAAAAGACTAGAGTTTCTATGGGCAAAGTATCTACCGAAGCTACGGTCCTGACGCAAGAGGTAATTGACACTACAACGAGCTTAGGGGGTTCTGTTGAAGAGGCGATTAAGCTACAAAAGGCATTGGACCAAGGTAAAATATCCGCCTCTCAACTAAAAGGGGTTGACCTTGAGAAGGGCATTAGCCCTGCTGTTAAAGCTGCCAAGGAACTTGCTAAACAACTGGGCATCTCTTTCAGACTTGCTGCGGCTATGTCGGGTGCTATTGTTAGAGGTGCTGATGCAGAAGCCTTAGACCCAAGGTCGGCTAGATATGATCCTGCTGTAGCTAGGGCCGCACGTATGAAAGAGTTGATGGACTCTGGTGACCTTTACAAAGACTTCCCTAAAGCTGAAACAAAAACTAAACCTAGTGGTGGTAGTAAGGCAGAAGACCTTGCAGCCAAAGCTAAACAAGCTTTCGATAGTCTAAGGGCATCTTACGATGAAACTTACGCTACACAACTGAAAGTCGAACAAGCTCAAAAGACAGTTAATGAAGCTATATCACTTGGGGTCATCAGCGCCTCAGAAGGTAAGAACGTCTTTGAGGAGTATAAAGCATCCCTAGAAGCTTTAGAAAACCCTATGCTAGACCTAGCTAACACTATGAGTGGTGCTATGTCGGAGGCCTTCATGTCTATCGCAGATGGTACAGCTTCAGTTAAAGATGCCTTCTCAGATATGGTAAGGGTTGTTATCAAGAAAGCCTTTGAGATGGCTGTCATTAACCCAATCATCAACTCTATCTTTGGTGGGGTCAGTGGCTTCAATCCATTAGCAACATTCTCTTCTGGGGGAGCTTTCTCTAACGGTAGTGTAAAAGCCTATGCTGATGGTGGTGTAGTTGGTGGCCCAACAACCTTCCCTATGTCTGGTGGTAAAACTGGCCTCATGGGTGAAGCTGGGCCAGAGGCTATCATGCCACTCAAACGTGGTGCTAATGGTAAACTTGGTGTTCAGGTAGAAGGTAATTCTGGTGGTGATGTTAATATTGTGCAGAACTTCAGCTTCGCAGCTAACGGTGATGACAGTGTTAAGAAGTTGATTGCTCAGGCTGCACCACAGATTGCCAATATGACACAGAAACAGATCATGGATAGCCGTAGACGAGGTGGAGCCATGAAGTCAACCTTCGGTTAATAAGAGGAAAGCATGGCTTTATCATATCCACTAAATACACCAACTACTATCGGGATTGAGAGCATAGAGCTTCGGGCAGTTAATGCTGTAGCTGTCTCTCAGTCTCCCTTTACGTACAAACAGCAAGTCATTAGTCATGGTGGTCAGAAGTGGGAAGCCTCAGTTAGTATCCCCTCTGTTCGTCGTGATAAGGCTGCTGAGTGGAAGGCTATGTTAGTTGGTCTTAAGGGACAGACTGGTACATTCCTACTGGGTGACCCTGACTATGCTACACCACAGGGTACCGTGAGTTCTTGTACACTATCGGGTAATGCTGGTGATGAAACTGTTACTGTCGTTATGACTGGTACACTTAAGGCTGGTGACTATATTCAGCTAGGGAGTGGCTCTAGTGCTAAACTGCATCAAGTCCTAGCAGACCAAGATGGAGACGGTAGCTTAGAGATATGGCCTGCACTTAGGTCTGACTATAGTTCAGCTACAGTTACCTTTAATAACCCTAAAGGTGTCTTCCGTTTAAGTAACAATGTGACCTCATGGTCTATCAACAATGCCTCTATCTACGGTATCTCTTTTGAAGCTGTAGAAGCTCTAACATAAGGATGTAGTCGTGACCGACCGTAAAATATCTGAACTAACTAATATCACAGGGGCTAACCTAGCAGACTCTGATGAGTTTCCTGTCGTTGACACTTCTGCTGATGAGACTAAGGCTATTACCTTTGGTGAGCTAAAGAGCGCCTTTGATACTTCTACAGGTTTCGTCCGTATTACTGGCGATACTATGACAGGTGATCTTACGGTCCCTAATGTTGTTGTGTCTGGTAATGTAGATGGTCGTGATGTAGCTGCTGATGGCACTAAGCTGGATGGGATTGAAGCATCCGCAGACGTAACTGATACGGTCAACGTAACTGCCGCTGGCGCACTGATGGACAGTGAGTTGACCAGTGAGGCATCCGTTAAGGCGTTAGACCAAGGCGTGGCAACCACTGACAGCCCAACCTTTGCTGGTCTAACGACAACCGCAGACATTACATTCGGCGACAGCGACAAAGCCATCTTCGGCGTTGGGTCTGACCTACAGATTTTCCACAATGGCAGTCATAGCTATATACGAGACACTGGCGTAGGAAATCTGCGAATAACGGCACAGAATTTCACTGTAAGAAACGCCGCAGATAATGCTGCGCTGATTACCGCAATCGATGGGGGTTCAACCTACCTCTTTGATGCTGGCTCACAAAAACTCGCCACCACCAGCACAGGTGTAGACGTCACTGGTCAGCTACAAGCTGACTCAGGGCAATTTGACGGTAACGTCAACATTGACGGGACTATCACCAGCGATGGGCTGACTGTGGATGGGGAAATCAACTTATTAGCGTCTGGTGTAGATGGCCAGATCGTAATGGGCACGGCAGGTCGTATCAATTACCATGGCGACAAAAATAATGAGGCGGCATCTTCTGGACATACGTTCTGGGTTGATGGCTCGAAGAGAACTTTGCAGATAGACGCTGGCGGCGACATCAGCTTCTACGAGGACACAGGCACCACGCCAAAAATGGTGTGGAAGAGTGCTGATGAGCGGCTAGGGATTGGGACGAGTTCGCCTACAGACTATATCCACATTCATAATACGGCAGATAGCACTGCGCTTATTCATTTTACTAATGGAGCAACTGGTTCTGCAAGTGGAGATGGGTTTAAAGCTGGCGTGACGGTAGGCGGCGATGCTTATTTAAGACAACGTGAAGCAGCCAACTTGTTGTTTTATACTAGCGACTCAGAACGTATGCGCATCGACAGCAACGGTAACTTGCTGGTGGGTGTTACAACCAACACTGTTCCTTCAGACGGTGCTGTAATCTCAGCTCCAAGTGGCCTAAGCCATTCATTTGGAAGAGATGGAAAAGCTGCTGTTATCTTTAATAGAGCAACCTCAGACGGTGACATTGCAGTGTTCCGCAAAGACGGCTCCACTTTGGGGACTATTGGGACAGAGGTTACTGATACAACTTTACAGGCTGACCTTTACCTACATGCGAGAAGCACAGCGGACAGTTCTTTTCCAAACGAGTCTCGCCTCTGGTTGCTTGGTGGCGACAGTGGAATTGTTTTGGATGGGTATACTAACGCCATCCTGCCCACAGACGAAAACAGCTATGAAGATGCCCGTACAAGTATTGGCTCTGATGACTACCGCTTCAAAGACCTCTACCTGTCTGGCGGTGTATACCTTGGCGGCACTGGGTCGGCTAATCTGCTGGATGACTATGAGGAGGGGACTTGGACGCCTGTTATTTCTAACGTAACAGGTGTTGGCGTCCAAACGGCGAGATACAAGAAAATTGGGAGTTTGGTTCAAATCGACTTAAGGATTACTTGGACAGGCTCTACTGGCTCTTCGGGTGTAGAGATATCTCTTCCCTTTAATAGCGCAGCGGCTTCAGTATGGGGAAGTACAGGTAATACAGGGGCAGTTTTCTATTCAGGCACACAATTATTTAGCGGGGCGCCTATTGTTTCACATATAGGCGGTAGTAGTGCCTCTATGGGTCTTTACAAAGGTGACGGTGGGGCGTTTCAGTCTATTACAGCCAACATTGTAAATGGGTCATACGACTTTTTAATTACAAGTAGCTATCACACCACTTAACCACCCCTGTTGGATCACAGGGTAGTCAGTCCAACCATCACAGGAGATAAACACGATGGAAACACGAAAGATAGACGAAGCATACGCAGTCACAGATGACGGGCGTGTGTGGAGTAACAAGACGAACAAATGGCTAAAGCCCGCTACCACGGGTCGTGGCTATCTGAGCGTTAGGCTTCACAGTAAGACACAGTCGCTGCACCGACTTGTTGCTTTGGCTTTTTGTGAAAACCCTGAGGGTAAGCCCTGCGTAAATCATATTGATGGCGACAAGGTCAACAATTGTGCATCGAACCTTGAGTGGTGTTCTTATTCTGAAAACCACAAACACGCCTTTGACACGGGGCTGCGGCTTCCATCTGAAAAGCAGAAGGATGTTGTACGTGAGCAAGGCATTAAGAACCGCCGCTTTACCTATGCAGACGCAGAGCAAATGCGGAAGATGTATTCTGAGGGGTCAACCCAAACTCACATTGCCTCCATTTACGACACCACATCCGCTACAATAAGCAACATTGTTTTGAACAAGACGTACAAGAAGGAAGCTGCATAATGGCTCTTACCGAGAAAACAGTACAAGACAAAATCGAGATCGTATCAGAACACAAAATGATACAGGTCAGAACCGCAGTCGTCATTGAACGTGACGGTGTAGAGATCAGCCGATCCTTCAGCCGCCATGTCGTTGCACCTGATGCAGACATCACAGGCGAGAGTGCAGAGGTTCAAGCGATTGCTGCCGCAGTGCATACAGAGGAAGTCAAAGACGCATATGCTGCACACATCGCTGCACAATCAGAAGGAATGGCATAATCATGGCTATCGAATACACATGGACAATCCCCACCTGCGAACACGACATCGCAACAGGTGGTATTACTGTAGCTCACTGGCGGGCATCCGCAGTAGATGGTGACTACACAGCCTCATCATATGGCACTTGTGGCTTCACCCCTGACGCTACAGACCCTGACTTCAAGCCTTACGCTGATGTCACCGAAGCTGAAGTATTGGCATGGGTGTGGGAAAGTGTATCACAAGATGATACAGAGGCAGCACTGGCCGCAAACATCGACGCCCAGAAAAACCCAACAGAAGCCAGCGGAACCCCGTGGGCATAACCCTCTAGAAAGGAGATCAACATGACTGCTGAAGATAAAAAGGCGATCATCACGATTGACGACGTGGAATACACAGAAGACCAACTTAGCGATGCACAGAAGACTATGATTAACCACATCAACTCTCTGCAACAGAAGATTAACTCTGCTGAGTTTAACTTAGATCAGCTAAAGGTAGGCAAAGACGCCTTTGTTAATATGCTGACGACAAGCCTTAAGTCTGATAAGGAGTAATAACCTATGTCCCGTGACCTGTCTACACTCACAATAGATAACTTAGAAGATGGTGTCGTCTATCCATTCTTTGCTGTTGAACTTAAGTTCGATGGCGAAAATGTAGTACGAATGTGGACAGGTCAAGGTACTCTTACTCTTGAGGATGCTACCACATGGGTTGGCTTAGGTGACCTCTTAGGTATTTCAGCTATTGAAGAGACTGCTGAGATGGCTGTTAGAGGGGCAACTATCACTCTGAGTGGGGTAACTCAAGACTTACTATCCTTGGCCCTCAGTGAGCCTTATCAGGGCCGTGTGTGCAACATATACTTTGGTACATTCTCTGCTGGTAAGATACTACAAGAGAGTGGTGCTTTCATCCTACTGCAAGATGGTTCTAAGATACTTCTTGAGGCTACATCTACAGGGTTCAACCAACTGTTCTCTGGTTACATGGACCAGATGAATATCTCAGATGGTGCTGAAACTACAACGATTGAGCTTACTGTTGAGAACAGATTGATTGACCTTGAGAGGGCTAGGGTTGCTAGGTTTACCTCCGGTTATCAGAAGTCTGTCTATCCCAACGACAAAGGATTAGACTTCGTAGAAGACCTACAGGATAAAGACATCGTGTGGGGTCGTAAGATTGAAAGTGAAACTGCCTAACCCTGACTTAGGAATGTTCCGTATGACAATAAAGTACCAGCAAGAGTTTTTAGCTACTGTTAAAGATGAGATTGTACCCCTACTTAATTCCCACTGGGAGGAGATAGCTCTAAACAAGGATAAGATTAAGTTAAACCCAGACTGGGATGCTTATGATAACCTAGAGCAAGTGGACAAGCTAAAGATATTTACAGCTAGAGACGACAACAAACTTGTAGGTTACTTTGTCGTTATAGTCGGTGTTAATATCCACTATAAAGACCACTTGTTTGCTAGTAACGACATCATCTATTTGTCGCCAGAACACCGTAAGGGTTTCACAGGTATTCGACTAATTAAGTTTGCTGAGAAGTGCCTTAAGCAAGATGGTATATCTGTCCTAACTATCAACACTAAAGTTCACCAGCCTTTCGATAGACTGATGGACTTCCTCAAGTTCCGTAAGATTGAACGGGTATACTCTAAGTATCTAGGAGAATAACATGGCTGTATCAGCTATTGCGGCACTAGCATCCACTGTTAGTTACACAGCGGCGGCTGGTTTTGCCTTTGCAGGTTGGTCGGCATTTGCGGTTAATTTTGCACTTGGTGCAGCCCTAAATGCTCTTACACCTAAGCCCTCTCTTGGTGGTGCTAACCGTGGTTATCAAATCAATAGTAGAGGTTCAGCACTAGACCACCAGATTATCTACGGTAAGGTTCGTGTTGGTGGTGCTATCGTATATGATGAAGCTACAGGTGACGACAACGAGTATCTACACCGTATCATTGCTGTCGCTGGACATGAGATAGAATCCTTTGACCGTATATACATCAATGATTCCTATGTAGACTATGGCGACATTGATGAAGACGGTAATGTCTCTCAGGTAACAGATAGTGATGGTAGTACATCTAGTCGTTACGATGGTAAACTACGCATCAAGTTTAAGTTTGGTACTGCTAACCAGACTGCTGAGAGTACTCTTGTCAATGAATCTGATGGTCTCTGGACGACAGACTGTAGGCTCCGTGGTATTGCCTATATGTACATCCGCATGGAGTTTGATGCTGACGTATACCCTAATGGTGTACCTACCTTTACAGCCGAAGTAAAAGGTAAGAAGTTATACAACCCTGCCACTGACACAACAACTTGGTCAGATAACCCTGCGTTGTGCATTAGGGACTACCTTACAAGCTCATATGGTCTAGCAGAAGAAGCTGTCAACATTGATGACACTCTAGTTGCTTCTGCTGTAGCTGTGTGTAACCAGACTAATACAGATGCAGGTACGACACGTTACACTTGTAATGGTGCTTTCACTACTAGCCTTACTCCTTATGATGCCCTGAACAACCTCCTCACTTCTATGGGGGGTACTTTGTGGTATGCTCAGGGTAAGTGGCGTATGAAACCTGCTTACTGGACAACACCAGTTCTTAACCTTGATGAAGATGACTTACGTTCTGCTGTTAGTGTTGCTACACGACACTCTCGTAGAGATAACTTCAACACTGTCAAGGGTACCTTCCGTGGTGCTGAGAGTGACTGGCAAACTACAGACTACCCAGAAGTTAAAAGTGATGCTTCTATCACTGCTGATGGTGGTCAGGTATCTGTAGCTGATGTTGACCTACCGTTCACTGACAACTCTATTGAAGCTCGTCGTACAGCTAGGATTGCACTAGAGCGTAACCGACAACAGCTTACGATCTCAGCTTCCTTTGGTATTGGCTTACTTCAAGTGCAGGTAGGTGACAATATCCGTTTGTCTAACACACGCTTTGGTTGGGACAACAAAGAGTTTGAAGTGTTGTCGTGGAACTTTGGCCTTACTGATGACCTTGATCTACAGACAGACCTGATCCTCAGAGAGACTGCTGAGAGTGTCTTCGATGAAATAGACGATGGTGCAGCATACGAGAGGGACAACACTAACCTACCCTCACCCTTTATGGTCGATGCACCTCAGAACCTTACTGTGTCTGATGGTGGTTTTGTTGCAGACGATGGTACATACGTCAATAGCTTTATTGTTGACTGGGATGCACCAGCCGATGCCTTTGTAGACTACTACGTACTAGAGTGGAAGACACAAGCTGGTTCTGTATACAAGGGTGCCAATCTTACGGCTACAGAGTATGAAATATCTCCTGTCCGTGAAGATGTAACTTACGACATACGTGTTAAGGCTGTTAATGTCTTTGGTGCTTCCGGTCCCTATGCTTCTACTACAGCACAAGTAGGTGGTGACACTACAGCACCTTCTGTACCTACAAACTTAAGTGCAGATGGAGCTTTCCGCTACATTACTGTGTCGTGGACTAACCCACCAGAGGCTGACTTTAACTATGTAGAAGTCTTTGAGAACAGCACTAACAATGTAGGTTCAGCAACAAAGGTTGGGCAAACATCTGGTGATAACTTTGTACGACCAAACTTGGGTATTAGTGATACTAAGTTTTACTTTGTACGTTCTGTAGACTATAGTGGCAATACCTCAGCCTTTAGCTCTGGTGTGTCTGCTACAACTACCTTCATTGACGACCCAGACTTTGAGAATGGTGTCTATAGCTTGTTCACTGAGCAGGGTCTGTATGCTATTGAGGATGTGACTAGCTTACCACCGTCAGGTGCTTTCACTGGTGAGAAAGTATTCAACCGTACTGATGGTAAGCTGTATCAGTGGACAGGCTCTGCGTGGGAAGCTGTTGTAGGTGGTGCCGAAGACTTCTCCGATTTGGAGGGTAGTATTGCTGGCGCTCAAATCCCAGACGGTCTTATTGATACACTTAAGTTGGCAGATGATGCCGTAAGTACAGCTAAGTTAGCCACTAGTGCAGTTACCGCTGACATCCTTGCGGCTTCTGCTGTGACAGAAACTAAAATCTCTAGCAATGCAATCACTACACCTAAGATTGCTGCTGGTGCTGTTACAGCTTCTGAGATTGCAGCAGGTAGCATTACCTCAAGTGAGATTGCAGCTAATACGATTGCAGCAGGTAACATTGCTGCTGGGGCTGTTACAGCGGATGAGATAGCTGCTAACGCTATTACATCTGCTAAGATTACTGCTGGTGCTGTTATCGGTGATAAGATTGCCGCTAATACTATTACAGGCGACAAGATTGGTGCAAACCAAATCACGGGTAATAACATTGATGGTCAAACCATCACAGGTAACAATATTGTCGCCAATACTATTACTGGTGGCTTATTGGCTACATCTGGTATTATCACTAATTCAGCACAGATTAACAATGCTGTCGTGACTAATGCTAAGATTGAGAATGGTGCAATCACCACAGCCAAGATTGGTGACTTGCAGGTCGATACAATCAAGATTACAGATCAGGCTGTTTCCAATACGGGTGTAGATGACCAGACTTCCTACGTCTCCATGATAAACACGGTAACTTGGGCAGACATCGCTTCCGTCACTTTGAGTGCTGATGCCGGAGAGGTCATCCTTAATGCCAGCGGTAAGATTACTTTTGGAGGCATAGGCGAGGGCGACAGTTATGGGTTTGAGTGGAGATTCTTGATAGGCTCTACGGTTATCAATGGGGAGTCAACTGGAGCCGGAGACCCATTTGTAGACTTTCTCTTTCATGACACTAAAGTTGGCACCGCCCCAACAGGTAGCGTCACGATTAAGCTGCAAGGAAGAAAAAGCGGGTCAGGTAATAACACCGTGCAGGCTAAAGGCATCTTGATCGCCACGGAGTTGAAAAAATGATGTACAAATACTCACGCTACAATCTAGCGACGGGTCGCTTCACTGGTCAGGGCAGCAACTCAAATCAGGCCAATGTTACTGCTAAAGATGGCGAGGGCTTAATTGAGGGCTATTACGATCACGACACGCAGATGGTTGTTGATGGCGCTGTAGTGGACATCCCAGCAAGTACGATTGAACAGGAAGAGATCGACCGTGCTTGGATTGACTTGAGGGGTTCCCGTGATCGACGTTTACAATCAACCGACTGGACCCAAGTGCCGGACGCACCTGTAGACAGCCAAGCATGGGCAACCTACCGTCAAGCCTTACGAGACCTACCAGACAACACAGAAGACCCACGTAATCCAGTGTGGCCTACTAAACCTAACTAAGAGGATATTCATAAGTGGCATACCAATTAGGGACACGTAGTAAACAGAACCTGTCAGGGGTACATCCTGACTTAGTATCTGTCGTTAAACGGGCTATTGAGATTAGTGACAAAGACTTCACTGTGATCGAAGGTATCCGTAATATCAACCGTCAACGAGAGCTTGTGAAGGCTGGTAAGTCTACCACAATGAACTCACGACATATTACAGGTCATGCTGTAGACATTGCACCTTGGCCTATCTCATGGGAATGGGAAGAGTTCTATCCTATCGCTGATGCTATGAAGCAAGCTGCTGAGGAGCTAGAGATTGACCTAGAGTGGGGTGGCGACTGGAAGAACTTCCCTGATGCGCCGCATTACCAACTATCACGAAAGACATACCCATGAGTAATGAACAAGAACCTTGGCACCTCTCCCGCAGTGTACCTGTAACCCTAATCTTTGCCATTGTGTGTCAGACTGTAGCCCTCATCTGGTTTGTCGCTTCGTTGTCTAACGATGTTGATGCTAACAAGATGACTAACGCAAGGCAAGATGCTAAGATCGAAAGCCTTGAACGTATCGTCCAGAACCAAGCTGTTACTATGGCTCGCATGGATGAGAACATTAAGAGTATCCGTGATCTTCTAGAGAGTATGGCTAAACAGTTCGCACGTTAAGGCTAAAGAGGTAGCATAATGATTGATCCTATAACTGCATTATCTGTCGCTGCATCTGCTGTGACTAATGCTAAGAAACTTATAGCGGCTGGTCAAGATGCTACCTCTGCTATCTCTAAGTTCGCTGGGGCTATAAGCGACATCAACTATGCTGCTGAGAAAGCTAAGAACCCTAGCGTGTGGAAGAGCCTAACAGGTTCACCAGAGGCTGAAGCCATAGAGATATTTGCCGCACAGAAGAAGGCAACTCAGCTTAAGAAAGACCTAGAGACAATTCTGATGTTTTCCTACGGGAAGAAGGGCTTGGATGAGTACAAGGAAGTACTCAGGAAGGTTCGTAAGCAGAGGCAAGAGACTGCATACCGTCAGGCTGAGATTAAGGAAGCTATCATTCTTTGGGTCGTTGGCATCTTGATAGCCTCTTCAGCAATCGCTACATTAGGCGTCTTGTTCTGGTGGTTGGGTAAAACACAGGGGAAATGGTGATGATTACACCAGAGTGGCTTGACAAGTGGCGTATTTGGCCTAGACTGATTATCAGCTTGTATGGCTTTGCCTTCTACAAGACAACAACATGGTTTATGGACCTACCAGACCCAACTAATGCACAAGCTGGTTTTGTGTCTGTTATCGTTGGTGCAGGGGCAGGTTTCTTTGGGATATACGTCAATGGCAAGAATACGCACACTATCAACACTACTAGCAGCAACACTTCTAGTCACAACATTAAGTAGCTGTAGTCAGTTACCCTCTCTGCTGACAGGTGGTGGCCCTAACGTAGCTGCCAACGTACAAGCTGGTAAAGAGAACTACCAAGGTGTTACCACTACAATAGACACTGGTGTACGCCCTGTGCTTAGACCAGAGGGGCCTGTAGAGACCGTAGTGCAAGACAACAGCACAACAAAGAATACTGAATTAGACCCATTACTACTACTATTGTTAATCTTAGGTTGGCTTGCCCCCAGTCCTAATGAGATTGGTCGTGGTTTCATAAAGTTATTTAGACGTAAACAATAGGTGGTGCTATGAAGTTGAGCCAAGAAGATAGACCTAAGTGTGTTACAGAGGGCTGTAAGGCGTCTGCTAAGAAGGGTGGTACAAGTAGTAAGGGGTTTCAGTTGTATAAAAAGCTGTGCAGCCTCTGTGAAGATAAAAAGTATAACATAAAGCGTAAGTCTAAGTGGAAGCCTGAGTATGGAGACAGAAAGTACAACGGCTATAAGAAAAACACTAAGTGTGAGTCTTGTGGCTTTGTGGCAAAGCACAGGTGTCAACTTGATGTAGATCACATAGACGGAAACAGTTTTAACAACACTCTTGAGAACTTGCAGACCTTGTGCGCAAACTGCCACAGGTTAAAGACTTGGATTAATAAAGATTGGCAACAAAAATAATATAGCCCCACCCTAGGTTTTAATCCTAAGGTGGGGCTTTTTGATTCTAGTGCCTAGTGCTATCATTATCCTGTTGCATCATTAAAACAGCTAAACCTTGGTATAAATCCTCTATCTCTGACTTGATCTTACCAATACTGTAGAAGCAATACAGTAGCATCACGATATTGGCTATGAGTACACCCTCAAATAAATTCACGTAGCTTCTCCCCAGACAATACATCGAAAGTCAACGACAGTTAAAAGGTTAGCCTCAGCCCAAGCCTCAGCATTAAGTAGGTCTTCCTGACATATTTCCACTGTGGGGAACATCTTCTGACTAGATACACCCATACAGACATTTGGGTCTGCTATAGAACACATCAGGGCTATCGCTGAGATCATTTGTGTATCTCCTTCATTGCTTCTCGCATCTTATTAAGGTACCATGCAGCCTTATCCATGTCTTCTGTGGGATTACCTTTGTATCGGTAACGATGCTGATACTTAATCATGTTGCCATGACAGTACGAAATGAAACCCTTGGTCCCTAGTACCTGCTTAATGTAGTCGATACACTCGACACCACCTTGGTTGTAGTGCGCAGGTTTCTCCACAGGGTCAAACTCATGCAGTTTACTCAGTTCCCATTTTGCCATTAGATACCTTCCTTCATAAATGTCTTTAGTATGCCGCTAACTCTAGGCTGACTTACACCGAAGTGGTCCGCTATCTCCCGCTGATAAAAGCCCTCTTCGTACAACCTAAGCATCTCCTTTCTGTCTGTAAGGCTAACCTTACCTGTAGCCCCTTTTAGTGTATTGTCTGATGGAGACAAAACCTGTAGGTTTACTAAATTGTTATTTAGCTTATTCCCATCTATGTGGTCAACAACAAGACCCTCTGGCACCCTACCTTTGTAGAACTCATACACGAACCTGTGGACGAAAGTGTTTAACCTTTTTTCCTCTGTATATTGATGGAACTGCTCATAACCAGCATTATTCACCCATGGTTTAAGGAGGTAACCTTTCGGGCCTAAAACCTTACCGCACATAGTTGCCTTATACATTTATAAACCCTCTTCTAGGAAAACACGCACCCATTGCGCACAAATGTCACTCCTGATAATGTCGTCTACACCAAACTCAATGATTGGCACAGGCAACAAGTGCTTCTTCGCTAAGTGGATAACCTTAGTCAAACCATCAGCTTCTTTGAGGTCGCTCTGTTGAACATCCCCATTAAGCACAATAGTAGTACCTTCACCTACCCGTGTCAATAGCATCTTAAGTTCATGTGTCGTAATGTTCTGTGTTTCATCGACAATGATAAAGGCATTATCGAAAGACCTACCACGCATGAGAGCAAGGGGAGCCATTTCGATATTACCATTCTTGATGCCAGTTTCCACTGTACCTTTCCCTAAGTGCTTCTCTAGTACGTCTAGCACAGGTAAAGCCCACGGCATAGTCTTCTCCGTTAGGTCACCCTTGAGAAACCCAAGCTCCTTACCTACGGCTACGTGAGGACGTGTGATAACGATCTTGTCGATCTCTTTGGTAGTGTACAGATCAGCAGCATAGGTAGCTGTAACATACGTCTTACCTGTACCAGCAGGACCAAGGATGAATATCTGTTGACTGTTCTGTAGAGCCTCGACTAACTCTTTCTGTCGTTCAGTCTTCGGAACCATCCCTGATGTTTTCTTATTATCAGCACCCTTGTAGTTAGTCTTACGTCGAGTTCGGGTCTGTTTCTTTGGTGGTTCTGCGTCATTCATAAAATAACCAACTCTGCTTCTGTGTAAGGAATGTGGAAGAACTGTTCACCCTTCTGGATGTATCGTCCCTTGGCTTCACGTAGGCTTTCTTTGGTCAACAGCGTGTCCTTGATACGCCATGCCTTAGACATATCCTGTGACAAGATATAGAAGTTTAAGACACCATTGACACCCTCATGCTTGTCTAACAGACGTTGCTTACGTTCTGGAATACGTATCTCTTTCCAGTCTGTAGGCCAGTCAGCTTTCCATGCGGTCTTAACCTCAGCTTCATTGAAGTAGGTATAGCCACCCTTCTGGGTAACGACATCAACTCCGAAGTTCTCTTCGTTGCTAACTACAGTGTGTCCCTGAGCCTCTAGGAAGGCTACTAGTTTGTCACGGGCTGGTGTGTCGTAGGCTTCATACAAGGCTCTACTGAATTGCTTACGTACTGCCATTTAGGTGTTCCTTTAGTTCTGTGTAGCCTCCAATGTGTTCACCTGATGGGTCGAACACTTGAGGGACAGTCTTTAGACCTGACATCACCATTAGCTTTAGTAACCAGCGGTTGTCTGCGTGTTGTACGTTGTACATATCATACGTCTCTCCCGCATCAATAAGTAAAGCCTTGGCACTATCACAGAAGTTGCATTGGCTACGTGTCAGGATTGTGTACATTACTTCCCTTTCCGCTTTAGGTATGCAGTTAAAGCTGAGGCAATGCCCCCCACGAGGGGGAACAAAGCAAAGATGATAAGGGCTGCATAATCGTAATACATATGCTTTGCCCAGAAGACGTACTCAATAAAGCCTACGCCCACTAACCCTAGTACAACAAAGTACAGGAATACGTTAAGAGGTGTTACATACTTCATCATGTCAAATCCACAATCTCACAACTGTCACCAGAACACGCTAGTGTCTGACTACCTGCTGTGTTGTCCTCTTGCTCATAATCTGATAGTTTAGACCAGTCAATACTTGAGGGCATACACGACAGTAAGGTTTCATAGTCACTCTTGCCAACCTCTTGATAAGGAGCCTGTTGGTATGTGTGTTCGTTGTACGGTAGAAACGACACACCAGACATCTCATCAAAGTGCTTGTAGACAAAAGCACCTACCTCAAACCACTCGTCAGCCTTGACGTTAATAGTGACCGAAGGTTTATGCTCACACCATGACCGCTGATAAGCCAACCACATCTCTAGCTGTTCAATAGCTGACATATCAGATGTCGTCACAGCCCCCTCTGGTGCCTTCATAGGGAAGCTAAACACTGTCGTGCTATCAGGCTTCATTGCACAGGGTTCACTAGGGATACCTTGGTCGATCATAAACTGGGTCAACGGGTCTTTGTTGTCTCCCCGCACGGTTCTAATGTAGTAGTCACTGTGTCGGGCGTGGATTCCAGAGGCACTATCGACGAGTTGAGATACGGTTCCAGAGGGTTTAACGCAGGTGATAGCAGCAGATACAGGAATACCAAGACGACCAGCCCACTCAACATTAGTCTTAACAGCCACTTCTTTAAGGTACTCAAGTGTCTTCTCCAACCCTTTGTTCTTTGTCGTCATCAACGGGTTGTCCATGATCCCTGTCAGTGACACACCCAACAATCGTTCTTCCTCAGTGTTTCTTTGCCACACTTTCCGCAGATAGGGGAACTTGGTGTATGACGATTGGATCGTCCCAAGAATGGTTGCCAGTCGGACTTTTCGTTCAAGTGATTCCACAGTGTCAGTAGCACGAACAACAACCTCCGTTAAGTTGCAAAATTGATACGGTCGCAGGATAATTTCGCTGCACGGGTTAGTCCCGAAGTCAAAGTTAGGGTCACGACGACCATTCTTCTTAGCTTGAGCAACAGAGGCTTGACGGTTGAAGATACCACGTTCACCACTACCGCTTTCTACCAAGCTCATCCACTCACGCATAAACGACACAGCATCAGGCTTCTCAGTGTAGGACACACTGTTGTTAGCCAATGCACGTTGTGGGTCGTTCTCCCACCATGAGCCTGACTTAGCATGACGCATACGGTCATCACTCAGGTTGGACAAAGAGATCATAGCAGACCGACGAACACCACCGACTACAACTACCTCACCAATCTTACACATGATGTCGTGACACTCAACAGAGGACAGCTTACGACCCTTTGCATTAGTGAACACACGAGTGACAAAGTTGAACAAGTCAATCAAAGGCGCTGGGCCACTAGCACGACCACCAAAGGTCTTAAGTTTAGCACCAGCAGGACGAATCTTAGACGTGTCCCACTTAGGAATTTCACCACTGTACAGCAATGCAATCACCTGACGCAGAGCCTTAGCCCAACCCTCTTTACTGTCCTTGACCACAATCACTGTGTCGCTGTTGAACATAGTCTCAGGTACGTCTGGCAGCTTAGAGATAAACTGTCGCTCTACAGAGAACCCTACACCTGTGCCACAAAGCAAAATGAACATTGCCTCATCGAAGGACTTAGGGTCATCTACGGGCAGATAAGAACAGTTGTAACCAGCTACGTTGTCACGATCCAAGGCAGGACCAGCAGTCATCAAGGCTCGCATAGAGGGCATAACCTCTAGGTCTAGGATAGCTGTCTCAAGCGCATCTGCTGTTGAAATATCAACCTTGTTACCGACCAAGTTATCCATGTAACGGTTGACTGTCTCTGACCAAGTTTCTCGTCGTCCTTCCTCATCTAGCCAACGTGCATAACGGCTTGTGTGAATGAAGGACTGATAGTCTGTGGGAAGGTAGTTGTTTTTCATTTTGTTTCTTTTCCTCGTGCATCTTTATCTTCTTGTAGCCACACCAAGCGGTCAATATCACCACGGTGTAAACCAATGTCTTTTAGTTCTTTGTCGGTCAAACGGTTTAGCTGTTTGATAGCCTCACGATGCTCCCGCCATGTAGCTAGGTAGTTCATGTATCGCCAAAACCATGTCATCGTTTGTCTCCACTTCCTTGTAATGTACCACGCTGTTGACGACCAGTTACTTTAGCTAAACTCCATCGGGCTACCGTGGCTAGGTCAACATTAAGGTCTCGTGCCAGTGCTGCGGCATACCAAAGAACATCCCCTAGTTCGTCTACAATGTCGTCACGATTGAACGTTCCATCACGAATAATCTTCTTGACCTTACCCAGTACCTCACCAGCTTCATTAGCTAAACCCATAGCTGGGTAGATCACCTGCGCTGTACTAGGGTAAATAGCTGTCGTTACAGCCTGTCGCTGGTAACTGTCGAAGTCTAACTCTGACATTGCGTTGATGTCCTCTTGCGTAATCAATTCATCTTCCTTCCGTAAAACTCAGTTGGTCGCATGTCAAAGGCATCAAAGAGATACCAGCAACAGTTGTCTTTCCCTGTACCCTTACTGTCCTCAATCCACTTGACCCTACCCACAGACACAACCTTGGTACAGTACGTCATGTACATAGCTGATTGCTTAGTGTGCATCCAGTCAGCATCAAACAGTAGCCACGTAGGTGCAATGTTAAGCCAATGCTCAATAAATGGGTGTAAGAACCTACGATCCCACGGTGGGTTAGTAATGCAGTAGTCAACGACACCATACTCACCAAAGGTCAGGGTTAGTGCATCCGCCTGATGTATGCCTTCCGCTTTAGGCTCAATGTCACAAGCAAAGATGCACTCCCCATGTCCGTCAGTTAGTTTGTCGATGTGTTTAATCAACCGCCCATCCCCAGCGCAAGGCTCTGCAAAGTCAAACGCATACGGTAGGTGGTCGATCAGAGGCTCTACAGCATCAATAGGCGTCGGGTAGTAGTCACGGGGTACCCTTGCGAAGTCACTTCGTTTTCCCATCTTCTAGCCACTCCTCTGGGATAAGTTTGTCAGCATACAGGAAACCATGTTTGTCGCACCATTCCCCATATGTTGACTTAGCCCCCTTACTTAACTTTGCCCTAGAATTACTAAAGACAAACCTAATGTCAAGCTCAGGGTGTTGCTTCTTTACCAACAGATGCTTCTTTCTGTCGGCTGCTACGAACCGTCCCTTGCTCTCAATTATTATGCCGTTGGGGAGTTCAAAGTCAGGCGTGTAAGTTCTAGTCTCATGCACCTCATACTTGATCTTGAACTCCTCATACTTAAACGACACAGAAGCAGAAGTCAGTTGTTCAGATATTCGGTCCTCTAGTCCTGACCTGTATCCGTACTTCCTGCCTCTTTCGGCGGCTCCCATAGTTCTCCGTTGAACCGCCTTAGCCACAACAGTCTCCCATTCTCAATGATCCGTTCTGTGTCGCCATCATATGCTTTGTAGATAGCGTTCCACAAGTCTTCCTCAGTCTCACATTCACTCAAGATTTTCTCCGCCTTCTTTGGCCCAATACCATGCAGGCCAATGATGTTATCAGCACGGTCGCCTGTAAGAAGTTGGGTATAAAAGAAAAGTGTACCCTCGTAGGGGCTAACCTTCTCCCATGTACCTTTACCAAAGTTAAAATGCCAACAAGGTATCTGTAGCATATCCTTATCAATAGAGGCCACCACACAATGATAGTCTAGTGCGGCAGCCCCCTTTGCGATAAGATCGTCAGCTTCTTCGTTGTCACTAACGATAGCGTCATACCGTTCTATCATGTGGTCACGACAAAGACCAAGGTGAATGGGCTTTTCTACCGAAGCCCTGTTCCCTTTGTATGGGTAAGACTTAGCGATGTCGAACCTAAAGTTGGTCTTTCCTGTGAGATAGACTTGGTAATCATCCTTGGTTGGAAAGGGAAGGCTTATGGTTTGCTCTAAGATGTAACCTACAAGCTCCTCCACCTTCGCCTTTGCATCCTCTGGAAACAGGTCTTGAGTGGCAAAGGCTGCACGATAGGCGATGATGTCTCCATCAACTAACACTTTGCCTCTGTCCATTAGATTTCGCCAAAGACGATGTTACCGTCATCCTTCTCGAAGCCTACATCAACAACGTAAGTAAAACCTGCACCATTCATAGCGTCAGTAATAAACTGTGCCATAGTGTACAGGTCTTCTACGTTATCTCGACTTGCACTTGAGTGACCTTCGTATCCGTCAAACTCTTTGTCGAATTGGAAGTCAATACTTACTCGCATTACGTTATCCTACCATAAACAGTTCGTCATCTGCACTAGATGAGTTTTCTTCCCACGCCACATGGTCGGTTACACCAATGGCAATCAATCGGACACCAGCACCATTTGAGTACGTCTCAAACTGTACCTTAGCCTTAGTACCATTACCTAGTGTACCATCGTCCTCAAACGACCACCAAGCCTTGTTCTCAGCCCCGTTAGTCAGGTTGACAACCTTTGGTGCGCCACCGAAGTCTACCTCAGTCGGGTTACCTCGCTTGTCGGTGAAGGTCATAACGTGATCGTGCATACGGGTCAGCTTGATGTACTTACCAATGCCAAAGTCGCTACCTTGTTTAACACGGTCATTGCCCATTGGCTTAGGGTCCATGCCGCCTTCTAGCAACTCTGTGATTTGATCTTCGCTAGTGAAGTAAGCATTGACAACGTATTGTCCGTTGTGTCGTGCTGCTTTCTTAGCTGCATTGTTTTGGTCGCCACCCATATCACGGTTCTCTTCAAATACCTTTGCGTACTCAAGAACCATATCCATTGTGTGTTTAGCCATAGTCGGGTCTTCCTCTTGTTTAAGCTGTAGGGTTTACAGCACAGTGTCGGTAATATACTATAGGAACATTTTTTCGAATCTTATGCAGTGATTCGGCAATTTATTTTACTATTAGTGAATATCAGCATAAGTGTTGCCGAATTGCACATCTGTCCCTAGTGGTACGTTTAGGTTAATCTCATGGTTCACGTTGTTGATCCCCATAGACATAATGTTCTCTACCTTATCTTCGTCGCCCTCCTTTGTTAGAACAATGATCTCATCGTGGAATTGACCTATGGTCTCTAAGCCCATGCCACGACACTCCATAACCCACTTGTCAAAGCAGTAGACCCCTGTACTTTGATTAAGGGTACTAAAGCGGTCTTTCTCACTGCGTAGGCTATGCCAGAAGCCTGACACGGGGTTCTGTAGCCACATGGAGCCAAAGAGTTCCCGTGTCTTTAACCTAGAGGCTACCTTCTCAATGGCCCAGTTACGTGACCAGAAGGCATCCAGCAGGGTCTTAGCCTCACGTTGGTTCATGCCTGTCTCACGGGCTAGTTTAGCGGCTCCTACACCATACGTAGCACTGTAGTTGACCACCTTGTAGTTCTTACGCAGAGCCTTGAGTGATCGTTCACCTGAATTGTGCTTGTCAATGTCATCCTGTGTGACGACACCAGCGTGTTTAGCCAAGTCCAAGTGTGGGTCAAACCCCTCCTTACTCATTTCCTCTACATAGTCAGGGTCTAACGGTTTCATGTAGTGACGCTTGGTTGTATCCTCTAGTGAGGTCATATCAGCACCAGCTAGAGTGTAACCATCAGGACACGTAAGGCACCCACGGATCACATCACCATAAGGTTTGTCTACAGATGGTAGATTGACCAGAGGCTTCATGTGCTTGAACCTGAACGTATTCGTAAGACCTGCTACAGTAGCCTGTAGATAACCGTCTACATGACTGTCTATAAAACTCCTGAGAATACCAGCACGATGAGTGAGGACGGTAAGGCCATCAAGAAGATCAACAGCAGGATCGCTGGCAGCAAGTTCACGAACACTCTCACACAATTCACTATCTTTCCTAACTTGTTCAAGTCGTCGTTCCTCTCCAGTTTTCTTGTCACGCAAGAACTTATATGTACGAGGCTTCCACCCCAATGAATACAACCAGTCTTTTACTTGGTCGTTACTGTTTGGGTTTCCCCGTTCTGTACCTGTCACCACGACCAAACTCTGCGTAGTCTCAGGCATCTTCTGCTCTTTACACAAGGCAACCCATCGTTCACCATGTGACGACAGAGAGCCATCTTTCTTGTACATAACCTTCGGTTTGTGACGGGTAGCAGCAAGCACTCGCTTAGGCATAGCATCCGCTAGTTGCTCTACCTTCTCAGACTTAAGTGCCATGATTTCGTCGTAGGCTGCTTGTGCTTTATCTACGTCTAGCTTCCACCGCAGGGTTTCTTGCTCCTTGGCGCAGTCCAACTTGAACGACAGATAGTCCACCAGCTTTGCCTTGTCAGCAGGGTCTTGGTACAATTTGTTCAACTTGATGTCCAAGTCACGCCATAGACGTGCGTTAATCTTAACGTCCTCATCGCACCTGTGAGCGTATTCCTCTGGTGTCAGGCTGTCCCAGTCCTTAATGACAGGCTTAGGCACTCCATAGTCCTCTCCGTAGCCCTCAAGGCCATGCTTGGGTCGATCATGGTTGAGATACCAAGACAGAGCCAAGGTGTCTATCAGACGTGCCTCTACCTTGATACCTAGCACACGTTCCACTGCGGGTATGTCAAACCGAATTATGTTGTGACCTACGAGTGTATCGGCCTCAGTGAAGAAGATACGCATAGCCTCATAGTCATACGTGTGGTGTACGTTTCCGTCTGTACCCATCCACGACAAGACATGAATCTTGGTCAACTCATCTAATAGACCGTCAGTTTCAATGTCGAATACTGTTGTCATTACCGATAACCCTTCCTGTACACTAAACCAGAGTCTATAACTTTCATAAAGTCTAGATAATTACCCACTGGGACATACCAAGTTCTATGCCCTAGTGAGGCCCGACTGATTGCGCATGCAAAATTAAAGTTGACAAGGCTCCTAATTTTAACTGGGTCGTAGTCGTTAGGTAGGTCAATGTGAACAAACTCCCCTAGTTGAAACTCCCTGTCAAACCTGTCGTTTATGTTACCAAAAGACATATTACATTACCTCGCTTAGTGTAAATGTTTCAGTGTTAAACCGCATCATACCTGCATTACCTTCCTCAGAGCATGGGCGGTTCTTCTCAATAGACAAGTAGGTAGTGTTACGTTCCTGTAGGTCATCAGCTTCCTTGTCACGCTTAAGGTCAATGATAACTGATGCACGTTGTCCAATCATACGACAATACTTCATCTGACCATCATCATTAGTGTGGGCAATAGTAACAATACCTACGTTCAACTCAGCAGACAGCTTAGACAGACGAACTGACAGGTCAGCCAACATCTGTTCTTTGCTTTCCTCTGACGACCCCACAAGAACATCTTGGATAGGTTCAAAGAACACAAACTTAACACCACAAGCCACAGCAAAGTAACGTATCTGGTCGATCAGATCGTCAGCACCTTGACCATCACTCAGGTAAAACTGATAGAAGTTCTCTTTCTCCGTCAGCTTACCAATGGCTTCTACCACTTGATCTTCAGCACCTTTCTCTTCGATCAGGTCACGTCTGGTCAGATTGTCGTTACACTCGTAAGACACAAGCCCTAGCAGAGACCGTAGCTTAGTTTCTTCCAAGTGCCATGCGGCGATAGGTACATCCTTCTGTAGCATGTTGTACTCTAAGAACCGCATGATCTCAGTCTTACCAATACCTGTCGGTGCCTTAATCACTGTGAAGTGACCTTGCATGAGACCTAAGATTTTGTCGTCTAGTGCTTCAATGCCAGTCTTAACATACTGATGCTCAGGCGTATCCTTGTACAACGACAAGAAGTCCTGTGTGCTGTTCATCACGTTCTCAGGTGTAAACTTACGTGCGTTCCACCATGCACTCTTGAAGTCAGCAGCTTTACCAGCCTGTAGGAACTCGTTAGCATCTTTGTATGGACGGTGGTCCACACGGTAGACTTTGTTAGGGAACAACTTAGCCACACGATCAGCAAGAGCATTACCAGCTTCGTCGTTATCTACTGACAGTACGATCTTCTCAAAGCTATTGAGCCAGTCCGCACAGTTCTCCCAGAGCTTCTTAGAGGGCGTAGCAGACGGTAGAGACACGACTGGGTTAGTGTACCCACTCTTGAGCATCTGTGCCACTGACAGGGCGTCTAGTTCACCCTCAGTGATTGTTACCATCTTAGAACTACCAGCAGTGAACAGGTTCATACCAAAGAGTTCGTCACCCTTGAACCCATTCTTGGCGTAAAAGCCTTTTTCTGACAGCTTACGTACCTTAATTCCACCGCTAGGGTACACGTACTCCTGACGGTCAGCGTATGTATATACACCGAAGTCTTCCATCGTCTTGGTGTTGATGCCACGCATGTTGACATATTCACCATCTGATACATCTTCGATCAGCTTTGGTGTAAACGACATATAATCGTCGCCTCCTTTTGTTGGGTATTTCTCCTTGGCCCAAGCGAATGTATTTCCACTGGACGGGTAGCCTTGGTTACAGGCGTGACACTTACCAAAGCCCTCAGTGTTGTAACTGAAGGCATCGGAAGAGCCACACGATTGATAAGGGCAGGGTTGGTGTGCGTGTTCAGCCATTAACCAAGACCTGCAATGACCAACCAATTATTACGATAGGCAAACATATTACCGACCAACAACTTTGGGTTTGACTTAAACCTGTTCTTGATCTTCCAGAAGTCCGTTTTACTCGTGGGGGTAATGTAGTCGTATACCTCTTGGTTGAGATACTTGATCTTATGTTGACTGCTGCCCAGCTTAAACTTTAGCCTTGGTGTGTACTTAAACGTCTTGCTACCTGCCCTCTTCTTTACGATCTCCCTTGCCTTATTACGCTCTAGATAAAACTCTGGGCTGTCCTCTGGTTGCACGACAGCAAGAGACAACCTACGTGCGTTTGCTTCTTTGATGGACGAAACAACAGGTATCTGACCTACAAGACCACTCCAGTCATTCAACATCCGCTTTACCTCAAACCTAGAGTTGATGTTGTGATGTACGTCAACACCACGATCACCAGCAATCTTCCAGCTTTCATGTCGGCTGTCCTTGTGGTTCCGCTCTAGCTTAACCTGAGACACAGAGAAATTGGGTGGGGCATTTTCCACTGCGAGGGGGTAGATGCGAATTAGCTGTCGTAGCTCTGGTGACCACCCTGCACTGCATACAGTCATGCGTCCCTGACGATCCATCTCTGGGGCTGTCTTGCCCAACATTACGAAATCTTCCAAGATCATTTGTTTGCCTCCTTTGTCTTCTTCATCAAGATGTCACCATGACAACCGTCAGGACAACACCAACATACAAGCAGCTTGCCAGATAGCTCACCAGACTTGAGGCGATGGATAAGACCGTCTTTCATCTCAAGGTACTTGCTGTACTTCTCAATGACAGTCTCACGATCACCATCCTCACCGATAACGAAAGGGTTACCCCAGTCAGTACCACGGGTAATCTTCACATCAAGACCTTCAGCTTCCGCCCAGCACAACAAAGCGTTGTCAACGGGTAAACCATCGTCACCTTTGCTCAAGTTAGCTAATGCTACACCACCTTTTTCAATAGTGCGGCGGCGATCCATCTGGGTCTGTGTCCAACCTTGCGACAAGAAAGACCTAACTTCCTTGACACGCTGACGAAGGCGTTCTTTTGAATAGCTATGTTTCTCAACCTCATCCAGTAACTTTTCCTGTTCTTCCCTTGGTAAAGGCTGTACTTCCATGTGATGACCGAAACTCGATGTATGCCGCCGGCGGCACACTTCAAACTCTGTGCAGACAGACCCACGGCTCCTCAAGGTACTAGCAGAAGGTCCATCCCAGTCAGGTGAGTTTACCTTGTCAGCACGCTCTCCGTATGCTTGACCACTATTCCACCAGTCTCCCCAGTCCCATGCGCTTTGACTATCACGCTTCTTTAACTCTTCGCCCTCCTCTACCCACTTGTCGTAATCCGTAGAGTTCTTTCTGCCGTCATCCAACACAACAGGTTGGCGACCATCCAGATTAATGCGTTCTTCAAGACCCATAGTCTATCCTTTCGTTTAACTTATGTTTATTAACTATTAGTAGTGAACACGATAGTCAATACTATAGTTACAACTTAAGTAACTCCTACACTTGCTTATAGGAACATTTATTCGGTTCTTATTCATCACGAATTGTTACACAACTCAGTCTCCAGCTTATGCAAGGCAGACGTTTCTGTACGTGATACCCAAGTTTGGTGATACCCAAGCCTCTCCGCTACCTCATCTTGTGTCATGTCTTCGTAGTAACGTAAGTTGATTATGCTCAACTCTGTAGGAGATAGTGTCTCTAATACAACACCCTTGACGTAGGTATAGTACTCTTTGTCCTCATACGCTGCTACATGGTCAAAGTCAGACATACCAAAGTCTTCGTCGTAGGCTACATTAGATGACGACAAAACTGACTTGAGCCAATCATACCCTTGTTCAGACATATCACCTGAATTGTCGTCCTCAATGTTACGTGTAAGCCTACGTGATCGACTATGGTTAGGTATAGTCACAGGTTGTGTGTCTAGGTTAAGGTAGTCGTGCATACGCCTCTTAGCCTCACGAAAGAGCTTCGCTGGGTGGGCCTCTGGTTCCTCTGCTAGTATCTCATAGCAGGTCAGTATGCCCTCCATCTTAAGGTCTTCCTTGTGTGATACACTGTTGTATTTATACGCCAGTCTATCACACATAGTTATAATTTCGTCGTTAGTCATAGGCTACTCCTCATTAAGACAAAACTCACAGAAGTCATTACTGCTAGGGTTACTACAACTAACGCATGTCTTTAGGTCAGGCACAGGTGGTAGTATCCAATCGAATACATCCTGTAGGTCAGTCTGAGTGACACCACAGAAGAGGATCAGCTTTAGCCCAAGCTCTTGCATGTTGTCTGCTGCTTCGTCACTCATCTGGAACGTGTAGGTAGCACTACCGTCTTTGTTCTCAGTGACTTTCTCTACGCCAATATACATTGGAAACTTATCATCATCATCAGTCATTGTCGTTCTCCTCTAAGTGGTACAGTTTAATCACACGGGTCAGTGCTTTCACATCCTTAGTCATTTCCTCGTAGTCTTCTGCCTCTGGCTTTGACCAAGTTGGTAGCTTGCGCAGGTGGTCTAGTTCATCTAGGTACATGTCTCGTGTATTCTTGAGACGCACAACCACGACAGCATCTGCGAAATCGTAGAAGGCATCGTGTCCATCAAGGTGTTTAAGTACATCAGTCAGCATCAATCATCTCCGTCTTTTGCGTGTTTGTAGTACGTGTAAGTCATACTGTCTTAATATGAAGCACGAAGCTCACATTACCCTTTGCGGTAAATACGGGTGCTAATCTCCGCATTATCACGGGGATTTATCCCTTAAGGTAATAACCCATTCTTTGAAGTCCTCTGGGGACATGTAGTCCAGCAAGATACACTCAATCGCCCACAGCAGGTCTTCATCTACGCCCATGTCCATGCCGCCCTCGTCCTTAACGGGTACTGAGCATAGCTTGTAGTACTTCATCAGGCTACGCACGACGATCTCTTCCTCAAAGTCATCCTCTAGGTCACGCAGCATACGGCTGAACTTGTCTGTGACCTTAGCGGCTGCGCTGCGGGTTGCATTGTAGTCACTCATCGTCTTGTCCTTTTTAGTTCTGCG